CATAGGAAATCTTATCCTCTTGGAGTACAAGTACGTCAGTCTCACGGCCATCCATTTTGTAGATAGGACCAAATGAAACCTCTAAGTACTTATAGTTAAGCAGTCCAAGATTAAATTCGTTTAATTTATTTACGTTAGACTCGAAGTTATAAACACCACTGTATGTGATGTCAGCGAATCTATTTGTTCTTTTATAGTCTTGAGCAGATACAGATGTTACCCTGTTACCCAAGTTAAATGTCTTACCAACAATAGAGTCACGAATCTTATAACTCTCTGCTCCGTTACCAAAGCAGAAGCAGTTAAAGAACTCAGTGTCTATAATTGCAGGTTGAGATGCAGTTTGGTTTTGTATGTTTCCTGTATGGAATCCATTTACTATTGGGAATGATAAGTGGTTTTCAAAGAATACATCAGGCAAAGCATCGCTTGGCTCTGTTTCAAAGATCAATGTTGTCTCTGCTCTGAACACTTCTACATTCGCAATTATTGTAGATCTACGTTTCTTTCCGCTAAATAATCCTCCACAACTAATGGTTCCGCTAATCAATAATACAAGCTTATTGCTATTGGCGTTCCCTGATATTGTTGGGTATCTATAAAACCTATAATAGTTAGTACAAAGATCACATGGAATATCTACTGCAGAAGATGCCAATGAAGGAATATATTCATTACCTGCCTCACATTGTCCACCACCTATGTCTTGTATACCATCATCAAGAATATTTTCTACATTGTCACCATCCCACCATTCTTTCATATTGTCATAGTTGGCAGATGCGATAAGTGTTTTCTCCAATGTATATATGCGTCTTTCGCAAGCTCCGCTTCCGCTACCTACACCAAGACGTTGAAATTTAAAACTTATTTTAATACGGCTCCCTGCAGGAACAGTATAATCAACCCATTCTTCTGCAGCCGTATCATATCTATTCATTGGATACGGAACAAGAGGGCATTCATTTGCCGAATCCTGATCCACTTGAATGTTACCGGGAGCTATAATAGCAAGTTCATCCTGAACAACAGCAAAGCTGTTTGGATTAATCTTCATGTATACACCTGATGGTACAGGTATTTTTACACTTGGATCATACTCACTTGGTATCTCAATGAACCCTGCTTGCTTAGCTTCCTTTTCAAGCACAGTAGCATACACGCAACTATTTGTTGCACCATTGGTATCCGCTTTTACAATAAGCCTATCGCCTTGCTCAACCTTACGAGCATTCTCTCCTTCAAGTAAGAAGTAAGCATTATTGCTTAATGGGTCGTCAAAGAATATACTACTGTAAATGGTTTCATAATTCTCTTCATCAGGCTTGATTACAAACTTGTATCGGGTTGCCCAAAAAGGAACCTTCTGTGTTGTAGGTATATTAACCTGAATACTATTCTGAGTATCCGATGCTGAGCATGGAACTTGTACCGTATTGTTTGGACTTACCAATGCCGTAGTTGAACGAGCAAAGTCATCCATATACACGATACCAATCTCATATCCACGATTACTGTGAAGACTCTGAGGGGTATTTATCTTCTGATAGAATGCCTCCGCAAATGTAACCTCGTAGTATTCGTATACATTAAATGTAGGAGTAGTGGTATTGTTTACATACCTCATGACAGGGAACTGAAATCCAATTATCTGACTTGCAGGTGACGTTATAATACCAACAGGTTGACTTGCCGCACTGATACCACTTTGAAACTTTATAAGAGCGTCCAAGTTGTTTGGAAGCGCACAATTAAATTGATCAGTAAATGTCGTGCCATTGCAAGAGTTTGCAACAGTTTGAATATTTGCAACAGTACCTACTACACTTTGAAACGCTACACTTGTTGCCATCTGATACACTGAAGTATAAGTTGTTGGCAACACAAATGAAAATGTAAGATTTATGTTTTCAGATTGCTCATCAGGTGGAGGAGTATCTCCTCCGAACTGAGCATGATTGAGTCTTACTTGTACAGTTATTGAAGAACCTTCTATCAGATCTATACCATTAAGGTCTACATCTATTACAGCATTTGCAATCGTCTGAGATCCACCAAAGCTATAAGTACCTGTAGATGTTGTATCAGTTAGATTCGTAGAATCAACCAACTGTGAAACTAAGTTTGTAGTATACTCAAGTTTAACAGGGTTACCATTCTCATCAAGCATGTTATATCCTTCCACATAGTTACCATACATAAGGCGATTGCCCATGATGGTTTGTGCTTGAGCTAATAACGGTACGTTATCATACAGTCTCAACAACTCAGATGGCTGAAGAACTGTAAATATTTTACTATTGTTAAAGGTATACGTATAGTTAGTATTGTCAGCAAGTCCAAGATCAGCTTTACTAAGCTTCTCTATAACTCTGATTACATTGCTTTGAGCCTCCTTAAATAATAGATCAATACCAACAACAAGCGGTCCACCTGTGTTATAGGTTACGATTGCAGTATTATTGATGTTAACCATACCCTCATTGAGAAAGCTATTGATGCTGAACTCAAATGGGTTTGGTCTAAATGCCGGAGCACTCCATTGTGATGTTGCGCTATACTCTCCATCCTCATATCTATATCTATATGCAAAGCATATAAATCGAGTCTGTAAGAAATTCTCTTGTTGACCGGCTGTAATAGTTTCTACACCGGGAGATGCAACAGGTGGCTTCTTGATAACAAGAATTGACTCTGCGCTAAATTGGTCTATGTTGCCAATTGGATCAGGGTAATTCTTTTGTATGTTAAAAAACCTCGGGGGGTTGAGGTTATCTGTAAAAAATATTAGGTTGTCTATAAGATCAATTCCTGTTATTAAGTATTGATCATTAAAGTTCAGAGTTGTATTTACACCACCACCGTCATTGATACTTACAAGATGATAGGTAAGAATGTTGGTGAATACGTTAAATGATACCACCATATCAAGCTTACCCGTAGCTCCTACAGGAAAGTTTGAATCATGCACGAACCAATAAACTGTTTCATTTGCACTATCGTCTATTGCTCCAATACATTTTGCAGATGAGCTTAATGGCGTTCCATCAATATACTTAAGGGTAGTAAGTTGTACGTTACCTTTAGTGTTTTCTACTACACCAATTTCTGATTGCTCAGTAGAGCCCATGCGAATATTGAGTGCATCAATGTATTCTCCATTTGGAATAATCCTCTCATCGAGAGATTTATTCATTCTACCTGCTATAAAATTACGTGTAATATTTGCCATATTATTTTAACCACTTGTCCATACCACGTAGATTCATAAGAAGTCTACCCGGATGAATGTTACTCATTCTGATTTTTGCGTTCCTAAGTAAAGCCGATTTTTCTTTACGAGCACGAGCTACGATGTACTCTTGTACACCAAGCTTTGAATTAAGTATCTCGTATTGAATGTAAGCGTAAATATATTTTTCAAATAACTTGTTTACGCTAACCTTGCTGTCGTCACCATTCTCCATTCCATCACAGATATACTCAAGAATAACAGACTGACCATACATGTCAGAGTTAAAATTAATTACTCCTGATCTCTTGTCGATCGCAAAGGTTGGATTGAAGTTTGCCGTCTCTGTATTAAGTCCATATCTTTCACCAAGACCATATTCAAAATACCATACCCCATCTATATTCCATCCGTACTGTCCGTTGTATGTACTTTGCGGATTGAGGTATATACTCTTCTTGGTGCCATCCAAACGCTGTAAGTCAATCTCTGAGAATTGAGGAGACAATGCGTTTCCATTTTGGTCGAACAATATCTTTCCCGTTTGATCTTGCAAGTAAGCAAGCGAAGAAAGTATTTGAATATTCTCTGTAAGTGGTCTAAGGTAACCATCTTTATAAAGGTTTACTCTTACCCAATTCACATAGTCAGATGGTAATACATACTGAAGTCTATCAGTAACAGTAAGCTCTAACACTTTCAATTCTTTAAAAGCATCATAGTTTAATTCTTGCACAGCACGTTTTGCGTGAAACAAAATTTTATAACGCTCTTCATTGTTGACAAGAGAATGGTTCCCCGAATACATCAACAAAAAGTTATTGACAATATCAAACAGGCTTACGTATTGGTATGATCCCCAATTAGCATCCTCCGGTTGATTACCACCGTTTTCGTAATATTGGTATTGACTAATGTATGCCATAATTATTGCGATTGTTTTTGTTCTTCAGCACCGCCAAATTGAACAGCCGCTATCTCACGTATGGACATTCCTGCGTATTGAAGTATTTTTGATACAAGCTTATACTCATCTTCGAGAGGAATCTCAAAGTCTTGATAATCTGCTTGAGATTGATCAAACACAGGCTCTCCATTTGCAAGTGTAATATACGTCCATTTTGGATCTTTTGGGTACCTAAAATAATTTGAATCAACCTCGTTAGGAAGATTTATTGTTGATGGGTAAACCGTAAGTATACCACCCTCTTGTGTATATGCCGG